ACTTTGCTGAGAATTCAGAGGTATCTACTGGGCCAGTTACATCAATAGCCCAATCTTTTGCAGAACCTTTTCCTGATACATTAGTTACTCCCGTTCCTCCTGTAGCCCATACTTTTGCAGAATAATCACCTGAACTTTGATCATCAATTCTACCTGTACCAACAGCCCATTCTTTTGATGCCCCCTTACTTGCAGTATCTGTTACACCAGTACCACCTATAGCCCATGCCTTTGATGAATGATCTCCTGTTTCTCCCCTGACACCACCTCCTACATAGGTAGCATAGTCCTTAGCTGAACCACCTGTGGAAGCTGTTGTTCCTACTGCATATTCCTTTGATGAAAAGAGTGTGCCATCTATTGCTGTTACTAATAGGGATGACCAGTCTTTAGAAGAACCACCTAAAGTAGCCCCAGTCATAGATGCACCTTGTGACCATGCCTTAGCAGAACGGTTGTTACCTCCTATTCCATCTACTGCATCAGCATCTTGTGCCCACGCTTTAGCCGAACCTTCACTCTTATGGGTAGATGTTCCAATAGCCCATTCTTTAGCTGAAGCCTCCGCAGCAGTACTAGAAGGAGTTCCATCGACTTCCATAGCCCAATCTTTAGCTGAACCTGTCACATTATCTACACCTGTTCCACCTATGGCATGAGCTTTTGCAGAGTATCCTCCTGAAGATGGGTCATCTACCCTTCCACTTGTTTTTGTAGCCCATTCCTTAGATGCTCCTCTAGCGGCTGTACTTGTTACTTCCGTACCACCGATTGCCCATGCCTTTGCGCTGTAGTCTACGTCTGCACCATCGGCATCGTTCCTGACCGCATCCGTTGTAAGTTTTGCCCAGTCTGCTGCTAATTCCTTCTGATGCAGGGCACTATACCCTGCCGGATTACTTACTGAATCATTTATTATGGTGTGCTTTGCCTTTGTAGCCCATTGGAATGCATCATCTGCATTAATGAAGAGTGTCCATATTGTGGAATTAATTGTAGGATTATTACCTGTAGGTGCATCACCTGCTGCTGCTGTATGCTGTACATTACACACATAGAGATTGTTATCTGAATAACGTACTAGGTCACGGACTTGATATACCGATGCTGCTACCCAAAATCCTTCATAGACCAATCCTGTTGCTCCAGCGGGGCCGGGTGTAGCTACTGTTACTTGATTTGCTGCCATTAGTTAAGTTCCCTTATTAGGTTTACTTTACCTCTTAAAACCTTTGTGATTGTTGTTGCCTGAGATAGTTCAAGGTCGTAGAATGCCTGACTGAAGTCATAGGTGGCTGTAGTTCCATGTCCTATATCTACAGATATATTTGCTGCAACCTTATAGAACGATACGGATGCATCTGTAATTGTATCACCTGCAACTGCATTATGGGTAAATGTAGCTGCGGTTGGAGTTGATGTTATCTCAAAGACAGCGTTATATTCAGCGGGAGCGGCTCCTGAGATGTTAATGAAGTCACCTGAAGCAAATCCATGTTCGCCTGAGCCAATTGTTACTGTTACTACGGTCTTACTTGCATCTATAGCTATAGTACCTGCTACTGCTGTACCAATACCACTAGATAGTGTAATCTCTCCAGAAGCTGTAGTCAAACTATCTATAGGAGTGGTGTCAAGGTATGACTCCTTGATATTCATTAGTGCTGTGTAACCGGAGGTTAAGTCAAAGACTAGACCTACTGAGTCCTTATAGGTCACAGCTAGGGCATAGTCACCGCCCTGTTCTATTTCAATGTTGTATACTCCTGCGCTCATGCCCAGTCTTTCCCATAATATTTGTCCATAAATTCACTCGTTGGTTTCTCTGCCTTCTTTTTTCTTGCCTTTTTTATCTTTCGGTTACGTTTGTCAGACCTTTTTAATTCAGTCTGATAGTTCGGATTCTGTTCCACAGGCTTATCTGGTTCCATTGGTTCCACACCTTTATGCCCTCTAGCTCTCTTCATAGCAGGTTCATCCGGTTCCATTGGTTCCATTGGTTCCATTGGTTCCTCTCTCTGTCGGCTAGCAGGTTCATAGTCTGGCTGCCCCTTCATTGGTTTCATGGGTTCCGCCTCTTTTTTAGGATCAACTGGTTTTGCTTTTGTAGCAGGTTTCACTCCCTTCACCTTCTTTTTCGTTAGGTGTTTGTATTTTTCTGTAAACTCTTTTGTTTCCCTATTATCCCAATCCTTAGCGTGTTCTTCTACACGTTTCCATAGAGGTGACTCAAAAAATGACGGTTTGTCGGGAGTCTTCTTTCTTTTCTTCTCTCTCTTCTTTATTGTTCTTGCTATTGTCATAACTACTCCTTATGCTAACCCTTGTTGTTTTAGGAACCCCGGTTTCCTGCTTTTTTCTCGTCTACCACGGTTCTTAGACTCTGATTCAAACCCTACTATTTTACCCCCTATATGTGAGGCATCCTTCTTATCTCCGTTTCCATATGTACCCTTATCACGATTGTACTTATTTAACTGAGCACGTTTCTTTCTTTGACCCGGCTTCTTATTAAAGGTTTTGTCGTACTCAGCCTTATCATACATCGTAAAACCCTCTTCCCTCCAAGAGACCCTTATTCTGTTTCTTCTTTATTTCCTTATGTTCTGCTAAAGCCTTTTTGCGGGCCTTACCGGTCTTTCCTTTATAATGTACTGGCATTACAAGCTCCTATTTATTACAAATCCTGATTGATTACGACCCTCAGACAACGCCCCTGATGTCATACCTTCCATTGTACCTGCTTGTGCTACATTATCCAAGAACTTCTGCCTGTAGAATCCTGATTTATCTGCATTACGTTGCTGTGACTCCTTTAGGTATGCCCTCTCTAATGCACCCCATACTAGACTTTCATGCCAGTATGCATTTACCGTTGGTGTCGTTGTATCTAGTGATAGTGAACTGTCCTTTGGTACACCTCTAACCTTGAGAGAATGGAATACTTTTGTGGTAGCATCCTTATCTATGTACAGGTCTTTTGTATCTTTTGGAAGTGGATATATTCTAAATGTGGAGGCTGTCCTGTTGTTGAAGACTGCGGCTTCTATTGGGCCGTTCTGATCCCGCCACCGTGGTGTATTATCTGTTGAGGCTATCACGGAAGAGAATGCATTTGGATGGAATCCCATTGAGGACTCTAACATAAAGTGCCTGTTACCGCTTGAGGATGCGGCAGCGTTTAGTTCGGATTCTGTGAAGATGTTGAGTTCTCTACCGTCTATACTGATAGAGACTATCTCTGCAATTGTAGTTGGGATGGTGTAGAATGGGCCAACTCTAAACACAGTAACGCTAGAGTCGGTTACTGCACCGCTAGTTGTAATCTTGTAGGTTATGGTAGTTGTAGATGGAACAGAAACATTGAATGTCCCAAGATACTGACTAGGAGCACCATCAATAACATTAATAGCATCACCTTCTGTGTATCCATGTACAGCTAGGAATGTAATGGTTGCTGTTTTACTATCGGTAGTAAGCGTACCTGTCTTGGTAGCTTCACCTATATCATTTTCAGACGATCCATTAGTGGCATAACCCTCTACTTGAGGGTACCTGACACGCCGTGTAAACTCATTTAAAGCATCATCAATGTATGTATTTAATAGCTGTGTCCTGTAATGCGGTTTCGGCACGTTCTCTTATTTGCTTTCGATTCATTAATTCTGGTCAAGGTCAATCACCTCATGACGCTCTATTGCACCGTCTAAATCTTCCTTAGTTATTGGTGTAGATGTCTTATCAAATTCGACACCTGCCTTCTGCCCTGTCTTAGGCCATTTTTTAACTGTAAAAGTAAATCGTCTATTAGACCTCGGTGTAAGACCCTGTGACAAATCCTTTTGGAAGTAATCGGTAGTAATAGCATCATTCAGTATGTTCATGTGTTGGAGAGGTATAATCCTATCGGTACCCCTCGGTACAACTAATGCCCAATCTCCATGTGTCACCGAAACTGGCCCCATTTCAGTATTATCCTTGCCGTATTCAATATTAACTACAGCATAACCTTCTGGGACTTCCTCACCTTTTCCCCATTCGGCTGCCATTTTCATACCATTAGGAAGAAGTACAAAACGACCTTCTCCTGCTGGAGCATAATTATCATGCCTTTTCTGACTTGGCAAATTCTCATTGGGTAGTAAACCACCTGCTATGGACATATTTTCTCCTCATCTCCGTTGTTAAGATGTGGGTGACCGAAGCCACCCACTACTGAATTATACTACTAGGCTAAATCTGCCTGAAGCCAAACAATGTTTGGATCAAAGATGTATTCAACCCACCAGATAAGTACTCCGGTACTAGCGACTCCTCCAGCATGAGTCCATTGCAGGACTACTGGAACAACCTTTTCACCGGAAGCTGAATAGGTTTCACTAACTGTATAAGATGGCTTCGTACCCAAAAGTGCTCCACCAAGAGACTCTGTACCACCACGACAACTGAGGAATTTACCAACAGTCTTTATGCTAGCGGTAGCTGCGGCTCCTGCCATGAATCCGTTAGGATCAGCAGATACGGTTGAAGCGTCAGCCTGAGCTAATGTTCCTACTGTACCTGTTTCAACATGGGAGGCACCACTTGGGTTAAAAGCGGTTGTTACAATAACTGGGGTATCAATAACGATAGCACCCCAAGGTATAAGAATATTACTAACTGCGGCATGAGTAGCAACCGAAGTATAAGTTCCTAAAGCGACTGACTTCCTGCCAGACATTTGAGGAACATTAGTAATCTTTGTTTTCAAAGAATCCATAAATTTTCCTTATTTAATTGTGAAGCCCCTCCCATTAGAAGGGGCTATTTATGTTATGAAAGTTTAGTGGCAACTACTTCCAATCTGTACATCCACAAGTCTTGGAGGATTATACAGGAATAGAATGTATCCCACGCAACCGTACCACGCTGTCCGAGTGGATCACCGGGGCCGGGTTTCGGCATAACAACCTTAGAACGGAGTGAATCCATTCCACCTAGAGTTGCACAGCCAATAGCATCCTCTGCAAAAATCAGCACAGGATAAACATCAGAGTTTGATCCAGTTGTAGATATAGTGGCACCAACATTAGAAGCGTCACCTGCATCCTTAAATGGAACTGCTTGGGTTGTAGTAATAAAGCGTACTCCTTCTACACCACCAATCTCACCCTCAATTATATCGCCAGAATCAGAGTAATTCTCTACAGCTACGAAGCCGGGGAGTTGCTGAACATCTTGCTGTAAATCAGGATGGCAAATCGCAACATACGATTCACGGATTGGCTCTGTAGCAATACCAACGGAAGCCTTCAGCTTAGTTTTTAGCTTAATAGCATCGTTGTTCTGAAGAGCACGGATTGCTGTTTGAATTGGGGACAATACCTGAGTCCCTGTGGAAGGATTATTAAGTGTAGGTGCAATTCCACCAATGGTAAAATCAACATCTGAACGTGCTGTTGCAGATGTTCCTACATACTTAACTGATGTTCCAGCACGAAAGACCTTGAACGAAAGGAAGTCGATTGTCTCGCCAGCCTGTGTTGCCTGTCTTTCGCTGATAATTTTTAAAACCGGGTCTGCTGCTACCGCAAGCTGAACATCCGTGGTATTCACGTATGATCCATACTGCTTTAGAGTATGCATCAAAGTTGTATGCTCAAGGGATGAAAAATCCGGTGTAACACCCTCGGCAATAGGCGTATCAACGATTGGGAAACGCTCATACCTACGGTGTCTAATTTCTAAACCCTGTTTTTGGGGTTTGGTTTCTTTTTGTGCGAATTTCGCAAATGTCAGCAATCGCTTTGCAATCGGTAACATCTTCTTTTGTATAGTAAAGGCGTCATTCTTGCTAAGATCACCATAAGATGATCCGCTTACTGAGCCTGTTCCTCCATACGCTGCCATATTTAACTCCTATATAATTGTTATTCGGGAATAGCTTCCCATAATTCATCATCGGACAAATTGTCCAAATTCTTGCTTTTCACGGGTGCGGAATTACCTAAAAGACCAGTCGCTGCTGCTCTCTTAGCCTGTCGCTTAGTACTTTTTTGTACTTTTTTATCTGGTTCTGACTCTTCAGGTGGTCTCCACGCATCTTGGCCCGTTTGGGTTGATAGGAATAACTGCATAACGGAGGCATGATCTACTGGGTCTGTTGACTCAGTCATCATCTTTGTCATGGCTGGACTACCTAGGACAAAGGCTTGAAAATCTTTATCTCTATCTATATCCTTATAGTCACCCCCAACATTCTCATTCATGTAATCTTCATGATAATGTAGAAATTGCTGGTAGTTATGTTCTTTGCCTTGATCTTCTAAACTCTTTAACCGCTCTTGAGCCTGTATGGTGGCTTGATGCATGGTTGTACCAGCCTTTGCCATCTCATGTTGAATCATTTTGCGGAATGTAGAAGACAGTTCAGAGAACTCCTCCATTGTTTCCTTGTCTGCCTTATCAAAGAAAGTATCTGCATTAGTTGGATCAGCAGGGGGTATCTTCACTTCAGGAAGCCCCTTCTTAACCCTTTCTATTGCTTGCTCACGCTCTACATCTCTGAGTCGTAACTCTTTAACATCTTCTCGTAATCTAGCAGAATCTTCATTCCTTTTATGAAACTCTCTCTCTAAATCCTTATAGCGGGCTTCATAATCATGCTGTGGTTCTTCAGGCTCTTCTTCGTCTTCAGATTTTTTTTCCTCTGATTCAGACTCCTCTTCTTGAGGTGTATCCTTTTCAGTAGAATCTTCTTCAACTACTTCATCGCCCTGCTCCCAAAGTTCTTCGTCTTCTGAATCTTCAATATCTTCAGATTCCTGTACCTCTTCATCTCCTGACATATAACTCCTTCCAATGTCCCGATTAAACGGATTGGTTAAATACTGGCCCTTTCCTTAATGGAGTAAAGGCTGTTCTTATTTTGGTTCAGCAATATCAAGCATTTCTGTCCATGCTTGAATTCTGCCGATAGATACATTATGCCTTGAAACTGCCTCTTGGTCAACTAATTGTTTCAATTTAATTATATCATAAGCATCTTGTATCTTTTTTTCAATCATTTCTTTGTAAATTTGCCATCCCGGTGATTGGGATAACATGCCTAGCATATCATTCCGGGGCATTTTCTGCAAACTCCCTTCTTCTTATTTGTTCTCCTTCTGGCCCACCCGCCATCCGTTCCTGTGCTTGTTCTGCCATTAGTGGGTCTTCAGGCATCTGGCCTTGAGGAGGTTGCATCTCCTCTTGAGGTGGTATACCCTCTTGAGGTGGTGCTTGCTGTTGCATCATTTGTTGTTGTTCGGCTTGCTGTTGTTCAGCTTGCTGTTGCATTACTTGTTGTTCTTGCATCATACGTTGTTCATCTGCTACCGCTTGCTCTTGTTGCATCTGTTCTTGTAACAATACACTACTATTATCTCTTAAGAAATTGGCAGGATGGATTACCTTACCTTGTTTTATTAACTCCAACCTCTCCTGCATTTCCATTTTACGTTGATCCTCTGATATAGATTGTTTTTCATCCAGTAGAGCTTTATTTTCTTCAACGGCTATACTTGCCTGTGCTTGACCCTGTATCTGTTGTTGTGCTAACTGAGCCTGTTGTTGCATTTGTCTGTCAGCAACTTGTTGTGCTTCTTGAGTCTGTTTCTGTAATTGTTTTTCCTGAGCCTCTGACTGTGCTTGCATTTCCTTTGTTACTTCCTCCTCTGTCTTTACAACTTTGTCCGGCTCCATATTAAAGGCACGTAGTAACGGCCTTGTGAATGCTTCCTGCTTGAGGTACTGCTTTATCTCCGGCATCTGACCAATTACCTGTAGGAAATTAATAAGCTGGGTGTTATGTACTTCCTTGGCAACATATTGCTCGTATCCCGTTGATATTGCTTCATAATCTCCTTTGATAGACATATCTGTGGAGTCCACCATCAGCCAGCGGTATACGGCTGTTATGTTCTTAGTGATCATGGAGGATACTGATCGTACTACATCTGCTGTCTGTCTATTTGCATTGGAATTAAGGATGGACATCCCTGTGGCAGTTTTGGTCTGTGCTGGCGACTGGTCTCCGTACCCTATACTGGTCTGACCAGAGTCTAGGTCTGCTTCACGTTCAAGTTGCTGAATTAATTGAAGAAGTCCACCTGTTACATCTGGGATTTGTACTGAGGTAAAGGAGTCACGTACAGACGCTCCCGGTTTTACACGGAACTGTTTACCGGGATATATCTGTTCTGTGTCTGTACCCGGCTCAAATGCGTTGGGGTCTATGACTGTAAGTGGGGCCGCTGATAAGGACTTGCCCTCTACCAGCATGGCATATGAAAAGTTTAATATTGCCTGTGCATCTCTTATTGCATAGTATATACCGTCTCCCCATATTGACTCTGGATTCTTCTGCCAATTACAAAAATGGAATGGTAAGGTGTCATCGAATGGATTTTCTGCAATCTTAATAACCTTATCACCTATAACAGTAATTACAACAGGTAGAGCATCTGGAATATCTTCTGAGTTAATTGGTATATGCGGTTCTAAGTCCTTACCGTCTAAACGACCCCAAAACTCTAGAACCTCAAACTTCTTTAGTCTTGTGGCTGAAGTCTCGTTGTACTTCTTAGGGTGTTCGCTGTCGTCCCACCCGTGGGCAAGGCCAATCTCATCTTGAATAATTTCCTCAAGTGCGCCCGGAATAAAACCTTCTGCTGTCTTTGAGAGTTTTTTAAGTTGTATTTTACTAAGGAATGATCTCTGGATAACATAGTCTGCATCCTCTACATTAATAGCCTCTGGAGATGGGAACACGTTCCATATACTCACAAACTTACATGCGGGCATTAATTCTTGTTCAAGGAACGATTCAATTTGCTGAATTTGGTCTGGAGTAGTAACCGTAGTGTAGACAGGAAAGTTTTTATATTCAAGGGAAATACCCTTCGTACATCCCGTCCCATACAGACACATTTCGTGTATAGAATGTTGAACTTCCTCATTATAGTTTGTTCTTTCCAGTATATCACGAATCTTAAACTCCATCTGCTTAGAGCGTTCAAGAATTGCGTCCTCAAGCAAGTCAGGTCTGTCTGGCTCGACTTGTATATCTGGAGGATAGAACCTTGGTTTACGTGAGGGGGTAATACTAAATGGTACCTTCCCGTCCTCAAATAATAGCGTGTTAATCTTAATCTTCGCTGAATTAATTTTACGCCGAGTTTGATTGACAAATATACCCCTTTCACTTGCCAACTCATGCACCTTCGATAATTTTGAAGGGTACTTTCCTCTGTACGCATCGTATGCCTCTAACCAATGTTGTTCGTGATCCCTGCGGTAATCCCTAGCCTCTTCAAATTTTTCCTGTACTACTCTAGCAAAGTCGTCTACATCTACATCCGATTCTCCAATCTTAATCTTACCCTCTTCTGGTTCCTCAGATTCGGGTGCCTCATTTTCGTATTCAGCCATTCAACACTCCTTGCTGATATGTGGTGGAAATGTTTCTACGCATTGCCAATAAGGATGCGTGTTAAATTTTGTTGCTTCTCTTGTTCCTTTAAGCGGTTTGTCATCAACCCAATAACCTAATCTATCAATACTGGCACAAGATGATATAAATATTGTTAATA